ACCTTGAGCACCTACCTGACCTTGAGCACCTTGAGGGCCTGCGTTACCTTGAGCACCTGTGAAACCTTGAGCACCAGCAGCACCCTGTGATCCCTGCGCACCGGCATTACCTTGAGCACCTGTGAAACCTTGGGCACCAGTCTCACCCTGAGAACCTTGTGCTCCTGCGTTACCTTGCGCGCCTTTTATTCCTTGTCCACCTTGAGGGCCTTGTCCGCCCTGCGCACCAGCATTACCTTGAGCACCAACATTACCTTGTGCGCCAGTCTCACCCTGTGATCCCTGTGCGCCAGCATTACCTTGAGCACCAACATTACCTTGTGCGCCAGTCTCACCCTGAGAACCTTGAGAACCCGCATTACCTTGAGCACCTACAATACCCTGAGAACCTTGAGGGCCTGCGCTACCTTGTGCGCCAGCATTACCTTGAGCACCTACAATACCCTGAGAACCTTGAGGGCCTGCGCTACCTTGTGCGCCAGCATTACCTTGTGCTCCTGCGTTACCTTGAGCACCAATAATACCCTGAGCACCTTGTGCGCCAGCATTACCTTGGGCACCTTTTATTCCTTGCGCACCTTGTTCGCCTTGAGCACCTTGTGTTCCTGCGTTACCTTGTGCTCCAACAATACCTTGGATACCTTGTTCGCCTTGAGCACCTTGTGTTCCTGCGTTACCTTGTGCTCCAACAATACCTTGGATACCTTGGGCACCAATAGCACCCTGCGCACCCGCATTACCTTGTGCTCCAACAATACCCTGAGAACCTGTAGCACCAGTAGTACCCTGTGCTCCTGCGTTACCTTGAGCACCAATAATACCCTGAGCACCTTGTTCACCCTGAGAACCTTGAGAACCCGCATTACCCTGTGCACCAGTAAAACCTCGAGCACCTTGAGAACCAACCGCACCCTGTGATCCGACACTACCTTGAGCACCGGTATCGCCTTGAGGGCCAATATCACCTTGAGAACCCTGAGCACCAACAGCACCCTGAGCACCAACAGCACCTTGCGGCCCTGCTTCACCAGTAGTACCCGTTGGCCCTTGTGGGCCAGGAGTTGTACCTGCGGGCCCTTGTGGGCCGGGTTCACCGGTATTTCCTATCGGGCCTTGTGGGCCAGGAGTTGTACCTGCGGGGCCCTGTGGCCCTGCGTCACCTTGAGTACCAATCGGGCCTTCCGCTCCTTGAGGGCCTGCGCTACCTTGGGAACCAACCTCACCTTGAGCACCAACGTCACCAACGGCACCCTGAAGACCTTGATCTCCTTGTGGGCCCTTAGAACCTTGAGCACCAACGTCTCCGACATTACCTTGAATACCGATAGAACCTTGAGCACCAGCAGCACCTTGAACACCAACGTCTCCGACATTACCTTGAATACCGACAGAACCTTGAGCACCAATAGCACCTTGAGCACCTTGCTCACCAACGTTACCTTGGATACCAGCAGAACCCTGAGAACCTACAGCGCCTTGAGCACCTTTGTCACCAACATTACCTTGGATACCGACAGAACCTTGGGCACCAATAGCACCCTGCGCGCCTTGCTCACCAACGTTACCTTGAATACCAGCAGAACCCTGAACACCTACAGCACCCTGTGCTCCAACTTCACCAACGTTACCCTGAATACCGATAGAACCTTGAGCACCAGCAGCACCCTGTGCTCCAGCTTCACCAACATTACCTTGGATACCGACAGAACCCTGAACACCTTGAATTCCTTGTGGGCCTATTTCTCCGACATTACCTTGAAGTCCTTGTTCACCAACTGAACCCTGAATACCTTGGACACCAATAGGGCCTACGTTACCTTGTAGTCCTTGAGAACCCTGCGCACCAACTGCGCCCTGTGCTCCGACTTCACCAACATTACCTTGAATACCTTGGTCACCTTGATTACCCTGCGCACCTTGTGCTCCAATTTCACCAACATTACCTTGGATGCCCTGAACTCCAGTACTACCTTGAGCGCCTTGAGCACCAATCTCTCCAACGTTACCCTGAAGACCTGTAGCACCAATTGCCCCTTGGACACCTTGGACACCGATAGGGCCTACATTACCTTGTAGTCCTTGAGAACCTTGAGCACCCTGAGCACCCTGTGCTCCAATCTCTCCAACATTACCCTGAAGTCCCTGAGCACCCTGAGCACCTTGTTCACCCTGTGCTCCAATTTCTCCGACGTTACCTTGGATACCTTGGTCACCTTGAGGGCCTTGTTCTCCTTGGTTACCGCGTTCACCGACATTACCTTGGATACCTTGGACACCAGTGATACCACGAACACCCTGAGGCCCAATCTCTCCGACATTACCCTGAGAACCTTGGGTACCAATTGCCCCTTGGACACCTTGGACACCAATAGGGCCCTGCGGCCCGATGATTCCTTGAGCACCCTGAGAACCAATTTCCCCCTGACCACCTTGAGGGCCCTGTGGCCCCGTATCACCAATCTGAGTGTTCTCGATAGTGTAGTTAATTAAATCAATCTCATACTGTAAATTGATGGTATTTGAGTTTAATGTCGTGAGAATAGTATCATGTTGCGTGACGCGTGAATCCAGAAAACTAATATTGTTCTGGTTGTCAAGAACAGTTTGAACATTCAATCCATTTAGGTAAGTGCCAACTGAACTATCAATGTAATTAGAAATAAATTCTGGGGTAATAGTACCCGCTGCGCTCATATCAACAAGCGAGAACATCTCTTGAAAGTTCGCATTGATTTTAGCAGAGGCGTCTCTTAGAGTATCACCTTTCCCGTCATTAACCGAGGTGCCTGTATTAATAATTTGCCGAGTCATTGTGCTCTATTTCCTTTTTTATTATCCACCGCCTTCACCCGCATCCATAGTTTCGTAGGTCTGTGACGCATCCAATCCACCATCGTCTAGTGTAGGTGGTTTAACACCAACCCACTCTGCGACACTATCGTTGAAGTCGTCTACAATCTGTTGAAGAGTTATACCGTCATATTTCTCTAGAGTTTCTAAAGAACTTATAAGTATACCTTCTCCGGCGTCTTTCTGTGCTTGAGTTCTCGCATCTACTGGGTCATTCTCTTCCATAACAAGTAAAGAGTATGTGGGTCGTAGGTCTACGTCTATGGGTGTTGTCTGTATTTCAATAGCATAACTAGGTATTTCTAGTGGGTCTGTTGTATCCCCCGCTTTCAAATAAACTTGTGCTTCACTTAATGTCTGTACTTCCGCAGAAAGGTACCATCCAGCGGGGTGTACCATTTTCTTATAAAAACTTTGATAATCGTCTAATGACATACCTGTTTTCAAAAGAATTGAGAATATCTGATATTTTCTATCGTCCTGAATATACTTCAGAGACTTAGGCCCTATTAAAGAGTTGCCCGGTCTGTCATTTAAAATGAATATGTTATTCTTAGGGTACACGACCTCAACATCCTCGTCAAAGAATGCTTTAAAGAATTCATTCACCGATAACACAGTACCTTTAGCGCGATAGAAGTCTGCCAGTAATCGAGTCATCAACCTAGCGTCTTGCTGTGGATGAAATGATTCTCTTGTCAACCCATCACTTATCTCTGATATTAAAGTATCTAGGTCTATTAGGTTAACGTGCGATATATCACGAGCATTAAACAAATCATAAATCTGTTCACTGAATGTTGCTAATCCCTGTTCTTCCTGATACTCATAGTACTTCTCAAGAAATTCTACTAATCTTGGATATTCGCTTTGATAGAATTCAGGAAGTACACCCTTTACTATGGGAGCGTGGAAACTCGGTCGATAAATTTCCTTTCCAATAATTTGTGCCATTATAGAGAGACCCTAGTTGTACCATCATCTAATACAGCCTCTGTAGTTGATAATGATTTGTCTAGTGATATCACATAGTTACGTAAAGGTTTTACTGTACTCTGGTTAGCAGGTGTAGCACTTACTTTAATAGAACCGCCAACATAAGAATCTTTATCGATTGACAACGCAATCAGGGATACCTTACCTTTAGCTGGGTCATACGTACCGATGTTATCTATTTTAACTATATTATTCAGATCAACTAACTGTAGTCGAGTAGAACCTAGTTTGTTTTTAATGCTAACATTCTGTCCCTGCCACTTAAATCCAGTAGACGTTATGATATAGTCATCATTATCTGGGTTAGCTAATATAACTGGGAAGTTTAATGTCCAGTTTCTGGTTATTTCCGAAACAAGTTGACCTGTCGCGGATTCGATTGCCGCAATTTCTGTGGAGACTGGAATACGTTGCTGTAATTTAACATCCATTCTAGAGTTGATTATGTACTCTGATATGTTATCAATTTCAGTCAATAAGTTAGAACGTCTAAATGTAGAGTTAAACTTCTCTAAATTAGCTGACACAAAGTCATCTACGATGACATTCACCAATGCTTGAAGAGTTTCGACAGAAGAAATGTTTTTGGTCTGGTCTACTTGGAAAACTGTGCGCAATTCGAGGTATGTGGTTTCTGGGTCAACAAACTCAGTGTCGATAGACATAATAGATAACTTAGAAGTTAAGTTGTCTTTAATACTACCCTTAACAGTTTCTTGAGCAAACTCACTGATACCGTCAATAAAATTAAGACTTACAAATACCTTACCGTACTGTGGAGGTTCGTTATCGTTACCACCCCAACAGAAAACATCCTTGATAAAAGGTGAAAATTTCTGGGATATTAATGTACTATAGTCATTCGCAGTAACCAATCTTTGCTGTGAAGTAAACCCACGAGGTGCGTTCAACTTAATTGACGAAGTAGTTTCTCTTGCAGAACCTCCATTAGCTGGAGTAATCGTGGTAACATTAACTGAGTAAAAGTTACTCAAGTAACTAATTTGTGCCGTAGAGAATACAGACGCACCATTAGGTTCCGCCCCTCGTGAGGAACGGTACTTTATTTGTATACGGTTACCCGCAATAGGACTACTGCCTAGGATTCTACCACCACCAAAATAAATCTCATAGAACCCATTGGATGACTCACGCAACATAAAGATGTGAGAATTTCTATCAATAGTAGATACTTTGTCAATATTAGTGTAATTTAAACTATCTACACCAGTCCAGTCGCTAAACACTTGGACTTCCATACTGTCTGTATCAATCGTTGCGTCTTCAATAACATATACGTTATCGTCAGAAGCGTTACCTACTAAGAAGTTCTTAGTTTTAATTTCACCTTCATAAACGGTTATAAGTTCACTACCTGCTGCCGTCTGGAATATATACTGGTCACCTGACTTTCTAGAAGTATATTCGCTGGGCGTTTTAAATGAATATAGTATATCATCATACTGAGCAAATAATTCTGTACCTTTCGGTAAGGATATAATATCAGGCCCGTTGGGAATAACTACTGATATTTTAACTTCAGCAGATGACGCAGTTCGAGATTTAGGTACATACCCTAAAAGTTCCGCATGGTTAACCACCGAAGTACGAAGTTGTGCCGTAGTGATGAATGACTCATTGATAGCCATATTAGCAATCAGACCATTCACATGAGTGTTATAAGCGAGAACATCTAGTATGCTAGATAGTCCAGACGCTTCAAAGTCATAATCAGT